GGAGGACATACCAGACATAATGCCGTAACGGACATCTACGCCGTAGTTACCTGCAATCTGCTTTGATGGAATGTACTTCATATTGAATGGAGTACCGTCATCAACGCCCTTGATTTCCTTTGGCATATTACCAAAGATCTTCTCGTCTACTTCAAAGCATAGAGATACTAGGTCAGTAAAGAGACGAGCAAATTGTGCTTGTGCTGCCTTGATCTGTGTATCAAAGCCAGCTTGTAACGCTTGTACGCCACGACCTGTGACGATAGATGCGTCAATGTTTCCTGAACGAGTCTCAGGATAACGAGCACCTGTACGTAGTTCGCGCTCTAGCACACCTGATTCTGTAAAGACACCAGCAGGTAGTTCTAGTGGAACACGACGAATACCTTGTGGGTTAGCAGAACGCATAATCGCATCAGGACCCAATGCAAGTTCTTGCACATCTTGTGGAATAGCAATAGGTGCCTGGATAGATTTTTCTGCGGCTTGGATCTGCAACACTGCAAAGCGAGCACGAGCAAGTTGTACTGACAAGATGTCATCAAACTGACCACGTGCTTCGCCATCAATAGATGAACGCATTGCTACACCTGCTAGGCACTTGCCTACTGGGTTAGGTGTATTAGATAGAACTAGGTTCTTACGCTCAGGTAAGAAGATAAGATCCTGGTCTTTGTCGTGGTAGCGAACTAAAGATACATATGGAGAGCCTTGACCATAATTAAACTTAGGCATAATCTCATTAGCAAACTCTGGGTACTGAGCTGCAAGGCTTTCTGCATCCGTCTCAATTATCTGCGAGATCGAGAGGGTACGACCAAATCTATCAACTTCAGGATATACACCAAAAGGATTAAGCAGACGTATTCTCGGATTATTGGTTTCATAGTCCATCTCGATAATTGCTGGGAGCATACCGTAGGTGTTGAACCAGTCAGCACCTGTGTACATCTGAATTTGTAGTTCAGATCCAGTGACATAAAAGTTTGCAATGCGTGTACGAGTATCAGCAGCTTTACGTGCAGAGTCTGAAACCATATTGGTAGCAGCGCAGTTAAATGATGGCAGTGGTGCCATTACTTCTGCAAGGTCACGAGCTGCGACATCTACGAAGTTAGCAACGAGAGGCTTTGGATATTCCTCAGAAAACATCGCAGGGTACACCTTGGAGATATCACCTTGACGCACAGAGAGAACGTCGCGCATTCTCTGGTCACGTGCGGAGTAGCGTGTTTGTAGCCGAGCTACTTTCGCTACTACCTCTTTAGTTGATAACAATGTTTCTCCTTAGATGAATGTACGATCTTTTTCTGCGAGTAGTTCATCGATGTTGATAACTGTTCGCTTGCCCTGTTCGTAACGAGACAGGAATGGATTTTTCATATGGTGGGTAGCGTGGATACCTTGGTTGAGCATCTCACGTGCGCGGATCTCACAGAACCATAGAGCCATTACCATATCGGTCTTACCCTTGGTCGTTGGTGACCAGGTAATCAATTGCTCAATCATCGCCTTAATGTTTTCAGTTTGGTCACTAGGCATATGAATAAGGTTGTCGCGGTGGTGCTTTCCGTCGTGCTGCTTGGTGCCAAACAAAGTTGACATTGATGCAACACCAAAGCCTGAGTCCCACTTGTTGTTGCCAGTATGGTGTTCCCGCAGTAACACTCCTCGAGAGGCCAAGTTTGCACGGATACCTTCATCCTGAGTTAAGAAAGACTGGAAGGCGTTCTTCTCCACGATCCATTCACTGGGACTATAGAGTGAAGTCCAGTCAAAGATTAGCTGACGAATCGCAGCAGGCGTTGGCCTAGTAATCTTAATAGCATCCACGATATAACGTTTATGTGTAACGCGATCAACAGCGTAACAAACGGCGGCTGTATCACCAACCATAGCGGGATCAAGACCACAAATAAAAGAAAAGCCATTAACATCACGCGGATGGCCTGGGTTACCAGGAACCAAGCGACCAGCTTTACGCATACCATCTATAGAACCTCGCACACATACTGGATCAAAGATGGCATCATCTGAGATATCTTGTTGTTGGTAGACAAGCGCCCACGTAGAGGCATCCATAGCTTGACGTTCGTTGTAGAGGTTACGACCATTCCACCTTGGGTATAGTCCATCCTCGTTCAAATCCGATTCTTCTTGCCCATCGAATGGGGCATCGGATGCAGGCCAAAGAGTCTCCCACTTGTCAGGGTCTTCGTCCGTTGTCAATAGGGCTGGCATTGCCAGATACTTCCACGGCACGAGTCCACCTGGGTAGCGATCTGGGTTACGTAGCTCTCGATAGAGGTCAACTGCTGCAACGCGGGTACCAATGATAATCAATTTACCAGTAGGGTTCAGACGAGAACGTACGTCCTGTGTCAGCCACTTGATCTGGCGTTCAAACTCATTGGCGTTCTTTAAGGTAACCGCGTCATCTACAATAATCATATCGGCACGTTTACCGTAGATCTGACCGCCAATACCGACAGCCTCAATGTTCGGGTCCTTTTCAGAAGACTCACGAAGTTCATCACCAAAGGTGATGCGGGTAGCCTGCCAGGAGGCAGACTTAGAGTTAAACCCTACGCCAGCAGCATAAGCATTTTGAAGGTTCTCATACATTGGGTGAGTCAAACGCTGCTTGATGGCGTAGAGAAAGTCGGCTGCAAGTTGCTGGGTCTGTGAGACTATCAGCACTCTAAAGTTAGGATTACGGGCTACCTGCCAGGTTACGTAGTCCACCGTGATTGTGATGGACTTGGCGTGGTTGGGCGGGATGTTAATAAGGATACGGTTGTTAGCTAGCCCTGGTTCAAACTTCATCGATGGGTGTAGCCAGGAAGGTTCCTTGCCTTCAATCATATCCACTAGGTTTTGCTGGTGGGGGAAGGTCTTAGAATTAAGAAAACGTTGGCGGAACTCGGCGAATGTGATGTCGTGGACATCGCCAGAGGCAAAGGCTTTGTCCTTTAGTCCTAGGCGGGTTCGGTCAATCTTGTCTGTAAAGATCTTGTCGGTACGTCGGTAGTACTCGTATGTCTTCATAGACTTACCTGCCGATAGGCAGGCTTGTTCAATGGTCATACCCTCAGCTACACATCCTAAGATGATTCGCTTTGCTATATCTGCTGAGTTCTCAGCCATTGGATCTCCAGTATCTCATTGGGTTATAGGTAGACTACACCCGATTAAAAGTCGTGCTTGGCACGACATCAGTTACCGTAAGCTCCCGAGCAAGCTACAGCGTAGCGAGGGGTAAGTCAGGGCTCGTCCTAGGGACTCGCGTAGGGTAACCGTAGCGAGTCGGTACGGGGCTATCACAATTACCGCCCCTACTGTATATAAGGCAGGAAAAAAACTTCATTTCCTGCCTATGGTATAAAGTATTTTTATATTGTGACTAACGTCACTATTAAATCGGTACAAAATAGGACATTAGTAAGTGATCTGGTTCACTTTAGGAAATATATCTGTAGTGGGTACATACACTAACTCGGAGCAAAGTTTAACACCGTAGGGTCTCCTCGCCGTACCCGCAGCAGCTGCGCTGCTGAGCTGCGCTGCTGCCAGCTGTACCGTACCGTATAGCTTCTCCCGCTGGGTCGGCTACAGCTGCGGCGGGATATTCCTACAGCTGCGGGAATAGCTACAGCTGCAAGAGCTGGCCGTTATGTAATATGTTCTCCACCGATATTAATAAATAGCTTTACAGCTCGCGGCCTATCCTCGCGGCCAGCTGCCAGCTCGCAGCTTCTACCGCTGTTATTCTCACAGGATCTTCCCAGCTAATCGTTATGAAACTGTTACCATAATTCGCACAATATAGCTTGACACGCTTATATGCGGTAGCGTACTTTACGGATATCAGCTAAAGCAGCTGAGCTTAGGAAGGAAAGTAGAATGAAGAAGAAGCACTGTATTACGGGACAGCACCCAGTGTGCACCAGCTCGGACAGCAAGCTCGCTGAGTGTGTCTGCTGGTGTGCTGAGTGTAAAGATTACCAGCGGGAAGCAGCTCGCGCCTATAAGGAAGGAAAGTAAATGCTAGCCCTAACAGCTGCAATAGCTATCTTGACCCCAGCTTACCTATACGCCATTCTCCCCAGCGTTACGCTGACTTATGACATCACTATCCTATTCACGCTTATATCTTTACTAGCTGTCAGCGTGTTAGCTGGCCTAGTGGCACTATGGAAGGAAGGTAAGTAAATGGAGACTTTCAAGCTACAGACTAGAGCGCGCTGCGTAGAGTGTGGCCGCATATTTAATCTATTGAATGAAGAGGAAGCGGGAGAGTACTATTATGGCCACGATTGCGAATAAAGAGCTAACCCAGCAGCTGCGAGCTGTTGCACATATGATGACAGTGAAGCAAGAAGAGGAAGCGTATCAATATCTAAACCTATTAATCACTCAGCTAGAAGCTGGGAGAGACTATTGCGAAGATTGCGGGCAAGTAGCTTGGTTATGTATATGCGAGCCAGTAGAGGAAGCGGGAGAGATAACAGAATGAAGAAGAATAACGCTATATGCGGCGATTGCGACAGCTCAGCAGCTGCAATCTGGTTAGAGCCTTACGGTAGCAGCTTCCTAGCTGTCATCAGCTGCCCTAATTGCGGTACGAGCTTCGATACTAACCTAGACGCGGCAGACATAGAAGCATTACGCTAGAGCTTGACTAGCTGCCAGCTCGCAAGAGCTGGCCGCTAGCCTAGGGCTAGCCTAGGAAAGATCCTAACCTTGGAAGGGGTAGAGAATGAGAAGCAAGGAAGAGAAGGCCGCATTTATTCGCTCACTAGCTGACGCAGTGGAGATTATGGAAGAGCGCGGTACTATCGTGCCTACCACGCTGCTAGAAGATTATAGCGTGAGGAATGGGTTACTTATACTATGGCAGAAGCCTACAGCTACGAAGTGTGCAGGCTTCCACGACTGGAAGAGCGCGGGCAGAAGCGTAAAGAAGGGAAGCACTGGCGCAGCTATCCTAGTTCCTACGGGAAGTTACATAAACGAAGCGGGAGAAGATAAGATGCGCTTCAGCTGGCGATATGTTTTCGATATTGCAGACACTGAAGAGCTGGGAGAGAATGCGCCACGCCTAGCGCGGGAAGTAGCTTAGAGCTTGACTATTGCATACGGTATAGCTACCGTATGCAGTGGCCTAGAGCTAAGCACTAGGAATAACCTACCTTGGAAGGGGTAATAGAATGGCAGGGAGAGCAAAGCAGTATATTCGCCTAGTAGATATCGAGACAGGCGAAGAGGTAGCAGCAGCAGAGATGACAGAAGCAGCAGCGAGAAGGATCGCTAAGCTGTATATGGTTCACGGTATCTATACTAAGCAGGTAGCGTAATGCAAGAGACGAAGCTAGAAGAGTTCAGACCTTGCGACATCTCGCAGACTATCGAACAGCTGGGAACGGGTAACCTGTTCGCTATAAGTGGCGGGAGAGTAATCAAGCGCAGCACTGGTATTACTTTACCTATTAGCAACGGTTACAGCTTGACTATTGACCTTGCTTGGGACGATACCTATACCGTACGCAGACTATTTACTAGAAGCGGGAAGGTATCTATCAAAGGTGAGCTAACTGGCGTATATTGTGACGACCTTGGACAGGTTGCTTACTATGGCAGCTGCTTCAGGTCACACCCGCATTGGGGAAATCAAGTCTGGCAGGATACAGTAAACGGGAAGGAAGAGTAAATGATTACGAGAAGAGGAAAGAGAGTAAGAGCCCTAGCGATAGGGCTTCTACTAGCTGCAACGTTTTACATTTCAGGACATATTAACTGGGTTGGTGACGGTTGGTGCTGGGGAACGATTACCGAGTGCTACTTAGAAGGGAAGGGAAAGTAAATGAAAGTAAGTGAATTGATTAGACAGCTGGAAAGTTACAAGCCAGATGATGAGCTGCTCGTAGCGTACTGGGATAAAGAGTTCGCTGAGACAGCTTTCGACAGTGATGAAGGGATAGTGGTGAGTGATGAAGTATGGTCACAAGCTATCAGACGAGCTGAGAAGGCTGAGTTTTGGCAGAGCTGCGCTTCAGAAGAGATTACAGATCAAGTAATACAGCTGATTAGAGAAGGGAAGGAAGAGGAATGAGTGCTGATATGTACGAGCTGAGCGAGACACGATACACGCTAAGCGTGAGAGAGTTATACGACAGTGAAAGCCCTACTGAAAGAGCTTGGGATATAGAGTCATATGACAGCAGCGGAAGAGTGATAGCTAATGGAGTGGCGAGCACTTTCCTACTGGCACTAGAAGAATTATTCAGAGAATTTCCTAGTGAAGAGGGAAAGGGTGATGATGTAGAGACAGTATCTTGGTCAAGCTCAAACCCTACGGGAGAGGTAATGAGCTAATGAAAGATAGATACTTAGTAACGCTAGAGGTAGAGACTTATGACGGAGATCCGAGAGAGTGGGATTGGGAGAAGCTATCTACTGGTGAAGATGTAATCAAGATAATCGAAACACAATGGAAGGGAAGAGTATTACCAACAGAAGGGGAGGAAGAGTAGTGGATAAAGTAATGACCAAAGGCTGTACCTGTAGTGAATTAGATGATGACCTTAAAGCTGAAGGGTGGAGTTGCTACCCTTGTTATGAGGCTGATAATGAATAAAGAATACTGGCAAGCTAAGGCCGACCTATGTCGTGACCTTGCACTGATACAGATACAAGAGGAAGAGACGGAGAAGGAAGCTGGAATGAACCTAATGAGAATGACCTATGCACTATCTATGATCGATACATATTCAGAAGGGAAGGGTGAGTGATGACAGAAGAGACAACGACCCACGTTATTACAGTGGTGGTACAGGCAGGACAGAAGTGGAACAAGGTAGAGCTGTTTGATTTCAGCGGCGGAGAACCCACGCCACTAGCTGAGGGAGAGGGGAGTAACTGGCGAACAGCATTAGGCGAAGCATTATCAAAGATCACGCTGTCATCAGAGACACCAGAGAAAACTATTAATGATTTAGTCAAAGAGAATATAGAAGGGGAGGGGGAGAGTGAGTGAGATAATTGCATTCCACCCACGAGTATCCCCACTCATTAATCTATATGAAGTGGTAGATGAGAAGGGAGTGGCGATCTGGGGTGGCAACAGTGCCAACGAAGCTATTGAATATCTAAGGCGCAGCCCTATTAATTGCAGGCTTCTAGTATCAGGCTGGGATAGTGATGAGGAAGATGCTCACCTAGTAGGGCAGTCCTTGGATATTACTAAGGTTATCTTTGCAGCATTGGCAGTGGGTCAATGAGTGACGAGAAGAGATTGGCAAGTGCTGCAAAAGCAGCTGTCTATTACCGCAACTACCGAAGAGCTAGGGATAGGGCATTAATTAAGCTCTCTCACCTGCACCCAGAAGACTATAGAGAATTACTGGAGAAGGAGAAGGTGAGTGATGAGCAAGAAGGCAAGACGTGGATTGATCTTAATGGCTCTACTGCTAGTGCTCGTACTATCGCACGTGCAAAGGCTAGGGGAATTACCTTTACCCAAACCGATACCGATACAAACCAAAGCAACAATGGAGGAGAAGCGTGAAAACAAGGCACTTGCAGTTAGTTACGCCAGAGCACTTGGCTACGACAGACAAGAGAGAAGATGTCTTGTCACCTTATGGACCCGTGAGAGCAGGTTTGACCACCTCGCAGACAACCCAACTAGCTCAGCTTTCGGAATTGCTCAACTCCTTAGAGAACGTAGTAGAGAACCTGAACTACAAATCCTTCACGGTTTACGATATCTTGAGCACCGCCACCGAAAATCTGCGTGTCGCGCTCTCCAACATAGCGACAGACGTGGATGGTACTGATACAATCTGATCCGCTCACCTCTTCCGAGTAACAAGAACCCTACTGCACCCTTCCGCGGTAGGGTTCTTTACTTGTCGGTAGAGTAGAAGCCTTTACCCTTGAAGGTAATAGCAGGTGTATCCCACTTACGGATCATAGGTATATGGCAATCAAAACAAGAAGGCTCACGTGGATCTTCGTGGATACTGCGCTCAATAGTTATCTCACCATTGCAATCAGGGCAACGATAGTCGTACTGCATCAGAGCTTTACCGCCTCTTCGATAGGTAAATAACCTACTAACTTACTGACCTTGTTAGAACGTGAGAACTCAGTAGTAGCTGGCATCCAATGACTAAACCATTCAGGCTCTGGAACTTCCATCAGGTCAAAAGAAAAGACTCCTTCTGGAGTCGAGTTAATGTAGAACGGAACTAGATCTCGTTCTGCTGCTTGGGTGATGAGCTTACGATACTTCATCTCCTCAATCAGTAGCGTGGGATAGTGGGTGTTGCGACACTTCAACTCTATGTATGCGTTCGAGTCACGACTAATGCAATCGAAGGAGTCGTAGATACCCTCTGACTTTTGTAGGTCAGGGTATTTGTTATCCAATAAGAATAAGAATAGATCAATCTCTTTCATTGCCACGGGTTGTCACCGCCCAAACCATTCTGCACCTTGCGCAATGCGCTGGTACATCTACGATCTGCGGTAGATACTGCACACTCTAGTAAGCCTGCCACCTGTTGCAAAGTAAGTCCCTCGTGGTAGCGCATACGAAGTACGGTCTGGTCTTCCACTTCAAGCTTTAAGTATGAACGCTTGACATCAATCAAGGTAGCAAGCAGGTTGCCACCTTCTGCTGGAACACTAGGCTTCTTAGGTGAGCCATCGTTGATAAGGTTCTGTGCCTGCTCTAGTACCGTGTCATCCACAATGGATGCGATAACGTGAGGCAAAACCTGTGCGATCATAGCTGTATCGTAGAAGGCTTCATCACCTGTGCGATAGCCAGACTTGGCTGCCTTCTCCTTGCGAGCATAGCGTTCTGCCGCACGTTTCATCTGCCAAGCAATACGCTTCTCATTGATAACACGTTGGACTGGGTTAGGTTCACTGAGGGCATCATTGAATTGTGTACCACGTGTTAATGCCCAAGCAAGACACTCTTGCAGTACATCATCTCGTTCTACGTAGCCACGAAAGCGGCGAGCTATTGCACTAGCAACGCTAGGTGCTATGTCATAGATAGATTTATGTAGCTCAGTCACAGTCTGCCTCTGGAACTTCAGGCCATTTGCCATCAAGCACCATCATTGCAATAGCTGAGTAGTTCAGTAGGTCTATAAATGAATCACGCAA